CTGCGCAAGGTGAAGGACTCGACCGGCCAGTACCTGTGGCAGCCCGGCCTCCAGGCTGGTGCACCGAACCAGCTCAACGGCCACGGCTACGTCATCAACAACTACATGCCGGCCCCGGCCGCCAACGCCAAGTCGATCCTGTTCGGCGACTTCCGCGAGGGCTTCGTCGTCCGGCGCGTGCGGGACGTGCAGCTCCTGCGTCTCGCTGAGAGGTACGCTGATTTCTTGCAGGTTGGCTTCCTGGCATTCAACCGGGCCGACAGCAAGCAGCAGAACGCCCAGGCGTACAAGGCGTACCGCAACTCCGCGACCTGACGGTACCTGCCGGAGCGTTACGCTAAGATGGTTATATGCCATCTGCGGAACGCCTTCGCCAGTTGCGTGCGAGAACCGACGAGGAACTGACCGCACTGACGCCACGGTCCAAACGGTGTCGTCAGTGCGGTCAGGACAAGCCGGGAGCCGAGTTCTCCAAGGACCGGAGCAAGCCGGACGGCCGAGACACGCGTTGCCGCGAGTGCTCAGCGGCGGCGATGAACGCCTACCGCACGGCCCACCCGGATCGGGTTGCCGCGAGTAAGCGGCGAACGCACCTAAAGCACTACAAAACCAAGGGCCGGGCGTACCGACTCAAGGCGAAGTACGGGCTGACGGCTGCGGAGTACCAAGAACTTTTCGACGCCCAGGATGGTCGCTGCGCCATCTGCGGGGAGCGTGCGAGCGGCCGAGCCAACAACGGCGCCGTTCACACCGAACTGTCTGTGGATCACGACCACGAGACCGGCCGAGTTCGGGCGCTCCTTTGCGCCAACTGCAATAAGGGGCTCGGCTGCCTCGGAGACGACGCTGACCGCGTTCAGGCGGCGGCTGACTACCTGCGACAACACAAGGAGATCCAGACATGACCGAGCCCAAGAAGGCCGCTGCGGCGGTCAACAAGGTCGACGCCTCGGGCACCCGCGACCGCGTGGCGATGCTGTCGCTGCGCGCGGATGGCACCCCGGACCAGACCAACCCCGAGATCATCGGGGACAAGGACGCCGCTCTGGAGGCTGCCAAGGTGCAGTTCGCCCAGCAGGCGGTGTCCGCGGTCGACGAGGCCAAGCGTCCGGAGCTGAACCTCGGTGGCACCGTGGCCGGCGAGGACGCCGAGGACCCGTCGATCGCCGAGCTGAAGAAGGCTCACGACTCGGCCGCGAAGTCGGCGGAGTCCAAGGCGGAGAGCGTCGTCAACAGCCTCCACGGCTGACGTGCCACTCATCCGCCTGCTGACGTCGGTCGTCGGCTCGGGCCCCGTCTCCGGTGATGCCGGTGACGAGGTCCGGGTCGACGGCCCGACAGCGAAGGCGTGGGCCGATGGGGTCCGCGCCGAACTGGTCCGCGAGGAACGACACGAACGCGCCGTGACTGGCCCGGCCGAGACGACAGGGGGACGCCGTGTCCGCCGTGTCACTGGCTGAGGTCAAGGCATTCCTCGACATCACCGACACCAAGAACGACTCCGAACTCGAGGACATGATCGCCCGGGCCGAGGCGATCATCGCCCAGCGGGTCGGTCCGCTGTCCCCGGTCCCGGTCACCGACGAGGTGCACACGGGTCCCGGCCCGATCCTGCTCAAGCGTTTCCCGGTCCTGTCGGTGTCATCTGCTACGTCAAGCGGCGCGACCGTCGCCGACATCGACGCCGACCTCGACGCAGGCGTGGTCTACGGGACGTTTGACTGCCGTCGCCGCTCAGTGAAGGTCAGCTACATCGCCGGCCGCGCCGAGCTGCCCCTTGATCTGGTGGCCGCGGTGCTCGAGCTGGTCGACCACCTGTGGAAGTCGCAGCGGGTGCCGGGCACTAGGACGCCGGGCTTCCAGGGCTACGGCGGCGACTCGGGCAACACGAACGCACCGGCTGGTTCCGGTTACCTGCTGCCCTACCGCGTGCAGTCGCTGATCGAGCCCTACATCGTTCCGGCCGTCGCATGACCACCGCCGTGGTGCACCCCGCAGTCGCGGCGATCCGGGACGCCATCTCTGCCGCAATGTCCGGCGACCTGGCTGGCGTCGTGGTGCTGGATGCCGTGGACCCGTCCGCGCAGGCGTACGCGCTGCGGTCGGTGACGGTGGGCGGCACTTGGGATCCGGAGTTGCAGGGGTTCGCCACGGATCAGGCTGTGCTGGTGGAGTCGTCCGAGGCTGGGGCGGCTCGCCGGTCGGTGGAGACGGTGGCGGTGCAGTGCATCGCCTACACCGGCTCGGGTTCGCGGGATTTCGACGGGAACCGGGCGAGCGTGGGCGCGATCCTCGGCGCCATCTCGTCCGCCTTGCAGGGCATCCAGCAGGTGGGGACGGCTGGGGCGATGGCGCGGATCAGCAGCCAGTCATGGGCCCAGGCCATCGATGGGCAGGGCTCCCTCGTCCTCGCCTCGTTCACCGTCACCGTCTCGCTGCTGACGTGAGCGCGCGTAACCGTTCGGCGATGCCGGCGTCGTACCAGTTCACACAGCTCCAGAAGCAGCTAGGGGCGATGGGGCCGAAGCAGCGGCGTCGGTTGCGCGCGGACTTCGCCCGCATCGGTCAGGCCGCGGCGTCGGATGCCCGGTCGCGGGCAGGTGCGTGGTCGACGCGCATCCCGTCGGCCATCTCGACGCGCCCACTGATCAACGACGCCCAGAGTCGGGTGGGCGTGGAGGTGCGCGTCTCCAAGCGGGTGCCACATGCCCGCGCATACGAGGGAATCAGCCAACAGGGCAGCATCTCGTACTTTCGTCACCCCGTTTATGGCAACCGCGAAGCGTGGGTGTCGCAGAAGACCCGCCCCTACCTGTGGCCCGCCGTCCGTGGTCGCCAGGGCGAGATGCGCCGCGCCGTTGAACAGACCGTCGATGCCGTCGCCCGCGAGTGCGGGTTCCGCTAGTCGTCGGGTGCGCCGATCGTGACAGTGCCGTCCGGGTCCACGGCGGTCACGCGGGCGACCAGCCGTCCGTCACTGTCGTACACCGGAGTGCCAACCTCGACCGGCCGCGGCTCCTCCTCGCGGAACGTCAGCAGCGTCGCCGCATCGGCGGGGGGCTTCCAACCATCTGGCACGTACGTCGGCTTGAACTCCACGTCCGAATCCTCTCACCCACAGGAGAACCACATGGCGCTCATGCGCGCACGTCACGAGGTCTTCGGCGTCGCCGACGTCCCGGACAACGACTACTACCGCGAGATCGGCTGGACCGAGGTCGACCCCTCGACCCCGACCGACGTCGAGGCGGCACGCCAGGCCGAGGCGGATGCGTTCGTCGCCGCCACTTCGTTCGTCCCGGCCGAGCACCCGGCCGCGGAGGTCGTGGACTACATCGCCACCGCCGACGAGGACGAGAAGGCGCGCGTGCTGGCCGAGGAGAAGGCGACCAAGGCCCGCAAGACCGTCCTCAACGCCGACGCCTGATGCAGACGATCACCGCACCGGAGACGGTGCCGCTGTCCAAGATCAAGGCGTTCCTCGCGGATCTCGGCATCGACGCCAAGCACCTCATCAACTTCGAGTGCGGTGTCGACGGCGTGCACGTCGAGATGTACGCCCTGAACGAAGACGGGCACCCCTACTTCGCCAACCCTTCGACGGGCGAAGCCGCGGTGCACCGGATCTCGATGCAGCTCGACCGCGACGCCTGACCCGCTCCCCCTGATCCCGGTTCCACCTCCGGTGGCGCCGCGTTCCACCCTGCCCGATCACACCTAGCCCCGGAGGACCGCCGACATGGCTGCCATTCCCACCTCGACCCGGTTCTTCCAGCCGGGCGTCATCAAGATCCTGTTCCTGCCCACGATCGCCGCGACGACCCTCGTGCCGACCGCGCCGGAACTCGCCGCCGGTACCGACCTCACGCCCGAGGTCGACGACATTGCCGGCTGGTCCTACTCCACCAGCTTCATCGAGACGAAGGACGCCGCGAGCCGCATCAGCCCCAAGCTGGCCGGCCGCGTGTCGCTTGAGGACTCGTCGATCACCTTCAACGGCTCCCTGAACGGCACCGACGCCCGCACGGTGTTCACCACCGACCAGGCCGGCTACATCGCCATGTGCGACGCCGGCAACGCCACCGGCAAGAAGGCCGAGATCTTTCCGATCACCGTCGGTTCGGTGGTCGCGGTTCGCAGCCTCGACGGCGACTCGTTCAAGGTCCGCGTGGACTTCGGCGTGACCAACATCCCGAAGACCGTCGTCCTGCCGTGAGCCTTCGGGCTCTGATCGAGGCGAAGCAGCGGCGGACGGCCACCTGGCCCCTGCTGGTCGGTAACCCGTCCGCCGCTGCCGCTGAGGTCAAGAACTCCAGCGAAGCGCTCGCCGGGCATCAGCGGGTGCTGGCGCTCAAGAAGAAAGCCGGCAAGCGGGCGACGAAGGCGGAGACGCAACGCGAGCAGCAGTTGCGCGACGACCTCAAGGCGGCGCTCGAGCGCGTCACGGCGACCGTCGTGCGCGTCGAGTTGCAGGCGCTCCCGGACCACGAGTGGGAAGCACTGTTCGCCGATCTGGAGGCCGACGAGCACAACGAGCTGGACTTGGATCCGATCCTCGCTCCACTGCTCGCCGCGTCGTGCACCGACCCTGAGTTGCAGGACCTCGACTGGTGGACCGAGCAGCTTAAGCAGCCTGCTTGGACCGACGGCGACAAGGCCGCCCTGTCGCGGCTGTTCCTGGAGCTGAACGCCTTTGCGCCATCGTTCGACGCGCTGGGAAAAGGCTAAGGCGCGACCCGCTCTACGCCCGTCGGATGGCGTACTGCGGGCCGCGCGGCATTCCCCTGAGCGAGTTTCTGCGCTGGGACCGCAAGGACCAGGCGGCGGCGCTCGCCTGGGAGGCGCACGAGAACCGGCGTTGCAAGTCGTGCGGCACCCACCCCGAGGAGTGGGCCGAGGACAAGCTGGCCTATCACGCGCATCTCACTGAGTGCAGGGGCTGCAAGCAGTTGCAGCGCCTCGCCAAGACCGAGGAAGCGCACGAGAGCGAAGGCCGCGCTGCGGTGATGGCGGGCGGCTCGGCTGCGCACTGTTCGCGCTGCCAGCCACTGCCTGGCTAGGGGCGGATGACCAGCCCGCCGACGATCAGGCCAACGCCCAGCAGGGCGAGGACCAGGGCCCCCGCAGTTCCGTCGCTACTGAGGGCAGCGAGGCCGCACAGAATCGCGAGCACGCCGAACCCAAGCATCGTCGTCGACCGAATGGTCTTCCGGGCATCGGCGTACGCCTGCTCGTAAAGCTCCATCGACCGAACTCGGTCATCACTCACCGCGTGAGTGTCACACATAAATCGGGAGGAGTCCGCTGGTGGCGCTCTCCCGTGACGTAGTTATCCGGCTCCTGGGAGACGCCGATTCGGCGGTCAAGGCGCAGAAGGCGGCTGCGGATGCTGCGGGCGTCTCCGTTACCGCCTACAAGCGGGCGGAGCGGGCGCACGAGAAGCTGACGCAGGCCGCTGAGACGGCGGCGCGCAAGCAGCGCGCGTCAATGGAGAAGGTCGGACAGACCTCGATGCTCGCGGGTGCCGCGATCGTCGCCGGGCTGGGCATGGCGGCGAAGGCCGCGATGGACTGGGAGTCGGCCTGGACCGGGGTCCGGAAGACGGTCAACGGGTCCGACGCCGAACTCGCCAAGCTCGAATCCGGGCTCCGCGGGCTGGCCCGCGAGCTGCCGGCGACGCACGAGGAGATCGCGGCGGTCGCCGAAGCGGCCGGCCAGCTCGGCGTGCAGACCGGCGCCATCGTCGACTTCACCCGCGTGATGATCAACCTGGGCGAGACCACGAACCTGACGGCTGACGAGGCCGCCACGTCGCTCGCCCAGATGATGAACGTGATGAAGACCGCCCCGGAGGACGTGGGGCGGCTCGGCGCGACCCTGGTGGCTCTCGGCAATGCTGGGGCTTCCACCGAGGCCGACATCATGGACATGTCGCAGCGCCTCGCGGGTGCCGTGAAGCTGATCGGCGGCAGCGAGGCCGACACGATGGCGCTCGCCAGTTCGATGGCGGACCTGGGTATCCAGTCGGAACTGGGCGGCGGCGCCATGTCCCGCGTCCTGCTCA